TCTCATGTTTGTTCCTGGAAGGATTAACTCATTCAAGTCACCAATGTTAGCTGGATTGTAATGGAATAAGTTATCATCAACCAAGTTCTTAGTCAAGAAATTAAAGTTCTCACGACCTGTGAAACATATGAAATCATTAGCCTCAGCAACATTAGCTGGAGTCTCAATGAAACAATTGTAGAATACATCAAATGCATTAGATGCAGAGATTGATGCTGTTGATGTAGTGTTCAAGTTAACACAACCATTGGCAACTGTCAAGAATTGACGGAACCCATTCATGAATGCTAAGTTACCTGTACCTGTTGCTTTGTTACCTTTCCAGATTAATTTATCCAATTCAAATGAATGTAACTGCAATAAGTAGTTGATGATTTGTTGCTCAAATGGAAGAGTCTTATCTTCAGCCATTGCACCTGGACGTAAACCTAACTGAGTCCAAAAACCATCAAGGTCTTTTTGACAGAAAGATTTCATATAACCAAGAGTTTCAACTGCAATTGCACGATCAGTGAATATTGTATCTCCAGATGGAGTCATAGTACAATCTCCAGCTTGATATACAACTGAGTCATCCATCAACTTCAATTCTTGAGATCCTTTAATCCCTTGTTGAATTGTTAAATATTGTAATGTTCTCGCTTCAGTTACTGAACGAACAATTAAATCTTCTCTTTGCTCATCAACATATGCTGCAAGGCCAGAGACATCCCAATTAAATTTGGTGCTTAAATACTTTTTTAATGACATTTTATTTATACTTTAGAATTTTTCAAAAACAGTTGTCTGGCTGTCAGGTTGCCAACCTTGCTGAACTTCTCAGCTTCTTTTGTTGCATTGGATGGTTGTGCTTTGAAAGCCTCGAATTCACTTTTCAAAGAGCTCAACTCATTTAGCAAGTTTGTATTATTTTCAGCAATAGCTTTGGTCATTTCTCCTAAGCCTTCGACAGCTTTTGAGAATGCCTCAAGTTTTGCATTTACAATTGATTCAACTTCCTCAGCACTCATTGATTGAGCAACTGGCATTGTAGTCTCCTCATTTATCTTAGCTATAACAGCTGTTGCTACATCATAAGCAACACCCATCTCAAGTCCTAATTTCTCAGCTATTACCTCAGTTACATCTTCCAATACTTGTGGCAACATTTCAGCTGAGATTGCTTCAAAGTCAGAACTTGTCTCTTCCACAGCTACCTCTCCAGCACCTTCATTCTCTCTCTCATCAATGATCTCTGTGATGATACCTTCTGCATTGACAACAATAGATACACCAGCAAGATCACCAGATAAAGCATGGGTGCCCTCTGGAGCTGGAATTCTTTCACCATCAGCTACAACAAAAACTGGCATTCCAACCTCAAGAGCATCATATTCAACTATGGTTGTTCCATCAGCAAGTGTTGCCTGTTCAAATGTATCAACTGATTTAGAGAATTGTGCTTTCATTTCAGCAATCAATTCCTTAATAGTTTGTAATTCTTTGTTCATGTTTATTATAATTTATTGTTCGAAAATCCCTAACTCTTTCAGCTTTGCCTCTGTCCATCTCTTGGCTGCAAGTCCTCCCCATAACAAATATGAGATGGTACCACAAGCTGATTCATCATCTGCATTGTAATACTCCTCAGCTCTTGAGAGATAAGAATACATTCTTTTAATCACAGCCACTGAAACAGTCTGACGATTAGCCAAAGTTGTGGCTCTCAATCTGCCAACTCTTGTGGCACATTTATTTCCATACTTTTGATTGAGCTCAATTCCTTTCTTGGCATTATTGCTCACAGCCTCTGGATAGTCATTGTAAAATGTGATGTATTCCTGGACCTTCTTAAGCTCTTGATATATGGTTGAGAATTCATGCTCCCATCCTTTGCCTGTCTCAAGCAATTGGAAGACTCCCTCAATTGAGAAGCCTGTAAACATTCCAGCCTTAGCTGCATCATACACATCCTTGTTTGTTACCTTATAACTCACAATCCAAGAGCCATCATTCTCATCCTTGAATCTTTCTGGAGCTGTGAATCCTTTTGACTCATCAATGATATATGACATGATCATGTATATTCCATCAACTACTCTCTTGCTGTTATGCTCAAGATTAACATTGTTGAAATTCTCTCTCCTTGCATAATCAAAGACAATATCCTTGATTGCTGATGGAGAAAAATTCACATAATACTCCTCACCAGTTTCAGGATCTCTTCTGAATATGGGTGTGTTCGCAGATATAGCAACTCCAGTGATGACTTGCTCCTCATCATTGAATTGATAAGTAATTTTTTTGGAGAAAGTTTGGAAAGATTTCTCATGTGCTGGATTGGCAACTAATGAATTGAATGATACTGTTGTCTCTGGATCATCCAGATCTATGATAATATCATACAAAGGTAGCTCTCTAATCATATAATAATATGTAAATTTGTTCGAAATGGTATTTGTCTATCCATATCATAGCAAGGTTGACTCTGACTTTGAAATCAAGCAATCAATTGCATTGATCCTTAAAGCATATCCTAATGCTCAGATATGGACCATTGGTAAGGCTGTGGATGGAGTCAATAATATTCCTTGCAATCAGTTAAAAAATATCAGAGGAGTTGATGTCACTAATAGAATCCTAACCTTTGCCAGAGAGATTGGTGGAGATTTTATCTATATGAACAAAGATTTCTTTATCACTGAAACATGGCAACATCATGTGGCCATAAAGATGGGATCAATGATTGTTAATCATGAGCATCCATCACATACTCAGATAGCTCAACACAATACTCTTGAATTCTTGAAATATAATAAATTTACAGCTTATAATTTTGAGACTCATACTCCAGTGATGATGAATAGCCAGAGACTGATTGATCTATTTGACAACATCAACTGGCAAGATGATAATCATTTTATCAAATCAATTTACTGCAATGTTTACCAAGTCCCTTCAAAGGATGGAGTCAATTGCAAGATCTCTGTTCCATCCATAGCAAAAGCTCAAGAATATATTTCTATCCAGGGATGTTTCTCAACTGGAGATAACTTTTGGAATAAACCAACTGTTGCCTGGATTAAAACGTACTTTTAGATTCTTGTAATTGCACTTTGTTTTGTGTGCTACTGATATCAGACTCCAATACTACAACTTGAGTTGTTGTTTGACCTTGCTGTTGAGCTTGGCCCATCTGAGTTAAATCTGTTGTTTGTGCATTTGTATTGGCAGTGAATTCACTTGATCCAGCTCCAGCCATTCCTCCTCCAGATAATTGTGGAGCAGATGGTGCAGTTCCAGCTTTATATTGTTGATTAGCAACAACAGCTGCTTGAGCAATTCCAATTCCAGCAGTGATTGCTGACCATGGTAAACCAAATGTTAATGGAGATGCAGATACTGCCTTCATAACACCACTGGCTGTATCCATTGCAATCTGTCCAATCTTGATGGCTTTGTCTCTCATGAACTGAGCCTTCTTGATTTTCTCTTCCTCTTGATAAGCCTTTAACTCAATTTGATATTTTTGATATGCAAAGTTTTTTTCAATCTCAGCTTTCTGATCAGCTGTCAATCCTTCTTGACTCAACTGAGCTTTTAAATTCTCATCAAGATTTGCAAGATCCTCTTCCCTATTGGATGCAATTCTGTCCAACCTATTTTGATCAACCTGGTTAAGTACCTCATTGATTTTCTTGATTTCATCAAAAGCTTTTTGTGCAGTCTCTAATGCTTTTTGAATATTAGCAATAGTTTCTTTCCTTGCTTTTAATCCTTCCTCCTTAGCAAGATCATCATACTTTTTATCAATCTCAGCTTTCTTTTTTCTGTACTCTTCCTGTGCTTTCAATCCAGCATCATAGAATTCCTCCTCATCAATAGCTCCTTTTTGAAATGCCTCTAAATTTAAAGCCTCTTGTTTTTTGTACCATTCCTCAAGATCAAGTAATTCATTCTGTTGCTCTGAATTTGTGAATCTGATAATCTGATCTCTCAATGCTTTTTTCTTAGCCTCTTGCTCTGCAATCTTATCAAGCTCCATTTGATTGTACCGATTGATGATTGCCATCCTATCAAGATTCTCTTGAACTCTTAACTGATATAATAGATTTGCATTGTTGTGAGCTTGATCATATTTCTTATCATAATCAATTGCCAATAGCAAGAGCTCCTTATCCTTACTCTCAGCCATCAAGTCAAGACTCAATTGATATTGCTCATCCTCAGCTTTGATTCTATCTTCATTAGCTTTCTTTGCTAATTCAAATAATCTTTTAGCCTCATCCTGTTGAGCCTTCAATCTTTTATCAGCTGCATCCTTTTGTCTCTTTGCTCTATCTTGAATTGACTTGTATTCTCTATCTGCATCTTCAGTCTCAAGTTTTTGCTGAGCATCAACTCTTGCTCTGGTTGCTTTGGTTAAAGCTTCTTGTGCTGCTTCATATTCTTTATTTGATCCGTATTTTGATTTCTGAAGATATAATTTGTTTGCAGCATCTTCCTCATCTTCAAGTATTTTTATTCTATCAAGAGCTCCTTGTCTTGTTATATCTGCAAGTTCCTGTTCTGATGCTCCTCTTCTTTTTGCAGAATTGATAGCATCAGTTGTTGATTGATCAACTATTCTTGTTAAATCTTGAGTCAATTGCCCTTGTCTTTCAATCTCTGCATTTGTTTGCTCAAGTTGTTTATCAAGCTCCTTTTGTTTAGCCTCTGCATCCTCAGTCTCATCACCAAACATTCCCATAGCATCAGCAGCGAATCCTAATAAGACAATAAATGCACCAATCCCTGTGGCAACTAATGCAGCTCTCAATGCTTTTGTTGCAACTGTTGTTGCTGTTGTTGCTGTTGTTACAACTCCTTGAGCTGTTGCTTGAGCTCCAAGTCCAGCAATGGTTCCAGTCCTTATAAAATTACCAACCTTCTCAATGGCATTCCTCAATTGTATTCCAAGGATTGCCTCCTTATTCAAGTTATTAGCAATAAGACTCACCGAATTAACCAACCCCTGGACAGCTTGTAACTTAACCATTGTCTGAGTCAATGCCTCTGACTCAACACCAGTCAATGCAACTGCTGATTGAATTCCTTGGAATGCAGCTGCTCCAGTCTCAATTGCTTTTAATGATGTATCCAATCCAACAAAGTCAGATGACAAAGCTATTGTCTGAGCTTTAAGATCTCCAATCTCATCCTTAAGATTTGCAGCATTAGCAATTGCCTGTGCTCCAATTGGTGTCTCTCCTCCAGCTTGAGCTGCTAAGTTCTGATAATCTTTCATCAACTTAGTCATCTCTCTCATAGTCAATCCACCAGTCTCAAGTCTCTGATTGAGCTCTGCAAGTTTCTGGTCAAACTCCTCCATCCCTTTTGTGGATGCCTCTGTTGCTGTTTTGGATGTGTCCTTAAGATCAGTATTCAATTGCTCAACAGCCTTATCAAATGCCTGTATATCTTGAACACTTTTACCAGTGTCAACCTTCAATGAGAATACTGCTGTCTTTTCTGCCATTATTTAGTTGGTATTGGCGTTGGTTTTGGTTTATATTCTATCAATGGTAATGTATGTATCCAATTAAAATTTGGATTTTCATTTAATTCAATCTCTTCTTGAGATATAATCCAATTGTCATCAATATCTTGAATTGGATTGAAATATGAATCAGGATCATATAGTTGACCAATTAATTGATCCTTTTGTGTTTCTGTTAAAAGTCCTACTTGTATCATACTTGACGTCCTAAAGTTGTTTGAAATGCTTGAACTGCTGTGTAAAAGTTAGCTGCTTCAGCATCGGTTAAACCATCGTGGATAGCATCAAATGAATGTTCTTTACCTGTATAATAATTTGCACTACTTGATTGATTTAATGCTCCTACAAATAAATTCTCACTACTTAATGTTCCTGCTCCTGTTGTACCAGTTGCAAAAGAGCTGCCATTTTTAAAGGCTTTTACTACTGATGCACTTGTTCTGTTTATGTTCCAAAATCCTTGAGAGTTTGTTGTTGCTCCAGCTATATAAGTATTACCTATTCCGAAATATGAAAACCCACTTAACCTGGATGCCACATATCTTAAATCAGGAGCAAAAACTCCTATATCTCCACCAGCATCATTATTGTTTCTCACATAAGATGACAATCCAAAATTATTGGCTGATGTAAATAAATTACTTCGAAAATTTGTATTCCCATAACCATTTACTCCACCAAACAAAACTCCATTACTTGAATGAGTAATACCTCCACTCCAATTAATTTGATATTGTGCTGGATTTTTAAGATTATAAGAATGAGTTGAACTTGTACCTCCCACATACGGATAAAATGCAAATCCCTTAGTCCAAATTCCATAAGCCTTTAAATCAACTACCAAAGCATTAATGGCATTCTGTTGAGTTGGATTTGTTATTCCAGCTGTTGTAATAAATGATTGTGCATTTGGATCAAATGATGGTCCACTTCCTGATCTCGCTAATATTCCATGAGTTGCTAAGAACAGACTATTTCCGTATCCTATCATAATACTAAACAAACCGAGCCAGATGTCAATGTGACTCCACTGAACTTGGCTCCATTAATAGGTCTGATGATTGCTCCAGATTTAACTGCTGTTCCTGTTGCTGCAATATAAGTTGACTTTACATCTGTACCAGCAACTCTTATTGCTGAGAATACTGTATCCTCCAATACAATTATTGCATCATGATCAACAGTTTTTGCAACTGTATTATTTACAATGAATGTACCTTGTTGTGCAGTCAATACACTATTTGAATTTGCCATTTTAAATTAAGTTTAAATCAATTATTACTTCATAACCTTCTTGCTCATAAGCCATCTTTGAATACTTGTGAGCTGTTTCTAAAGATTGAACTTCAGTTGCTTCAATTGTAGCGTTTATGTTTCCACTTGGAATGTCAGTAAACACTGGCTTACCTTCTTCAAACGTTGCTCTACTTACAAATGTTGTTGTAGCAATTTCTAATGTAGTACCGTTTGCTCTACCTACAAATTCAATACGTCCATAAACTTCTGAAAGTTTTAAATCAGTTCCTGATATTGAAATTGTTTTGTCTTTTGTTGCTTTGATAATTAGTGCCATCTTTTTTTTTGTAAAAATAAATATTTATCCTAATAGTCCAAGATTAGTTAGTACAGTAACTAAATCTGCTACCGTTGTAATTCCAGCACTTGATTGTTTATATAATTTTATAACATCATCATTCTCAGTTCTAAAATGTGGTGCTGCATTTCCTGATACAATATCAGCTGAGTATTGCAAATATCTATCTGTTAATGATGCAGTTGGTGCAGTTCCGTTTTTAATTCCAAATACATTTGTACCAGTTATGCTATCTGTTATGTTACCACCTAAATGTATGTGACCATTATAATAGTTTAACATTATTTGAGTCGGAGCTCCACCTGTTGAAGATGCAAATCTTACATTTTGTGCTGCATTTGTTGATAACATTGTTTGTGCTGAATCCACTTCAAGTCTTGAGCCTGTAATATTAACGTGATTTGCTGCTGTATGCATAATACAAGCATTACCAAAAACAAGTCTTAAACCTAAACCTCCTGTATCTCCAGTAATTCTATTTAAAAAACTAAATGAATTATCTCCATTTACTTGAAATAAATTAGAACTATCAGCACTATTCCTAACTCTAAATGCTATATCAGTTAATAATGCTCCTTGTGCTCTTACATCTAATCGAACACTTGATGAAGGTGTTGCACCGATTCCAAGTCTTTTATTTGTGTTATCCCAAAAGAAAGCTGAGTCTTGTTGCAATACTCCTCCAGATTGAAAAAATACTCTTCCATCTGTGCCAGATGTTACAGTAGTTGTTCCAACTGTTAAACCAGATGCTGCATTCATTATCTGTTGACCAGTTATGCTCTTAGAGATATAAGTTGATCCAGATAATTGAGATATTTCAATTAAATCTGTTGATGCTAAATTTGATCCTTTTGGTGTAAGTTGTGATATTTTAACTCCCATGATTATACTTCAATTAAACGAGTTTGACCATCTTCAGTAAACCTATCCTCAGAATCCTCAACAGATCTGAAATATTGTGAATATGGATCATAAGGTGGTTGTACATTTGTTGTTTGTATACCTTCTCCTTCTATTATGCGTATTAGTTCGACAACTGTACTTGTATTCTTTCCACTCTGATAGTCACTAACTTTTAACAACCTATATACAACACCATCAATGTTGATTAAGTTCCTGAAATCAAGGCTGTTTATATCTGATGGTCTCAGCATCACTGAGCAAGTGACTTGCTTTCCAAATCTTGATATCAACTCCTTGATAAACTTCTCATGATATAAATACAAGTTGTTTGTTGTGTAGTTGTTTGTGGCCCAAAAAATATAGTTAGGAACACCAAAGTTGAAATCAAAGGTTGGTGAATCCAAGCTATCTAAGTGACCAACATATGGATATGATGTCTCATTGTGTAACACATCATCCTCATCTCTATGAATCCAGTCTCCAGTTCTTAATCCTCCCAACTGGACAATGAATGGCTTGCCTTTCTTTTTTTCAATAGTCCCATTACCATCCTCATCAAATTTAACCTGGAATGATCTTGGCACAATCAAATCTGTAAAGTTACCAACATTATCAAATGGAATCTTGACTAATAACTTTTGGCTGAATGGTAATTTAAAATCAGTATCACTTGTTGCAAATTGACTCTGACTCTGAACTAAGAATGATCCATATTGTTTCTTGATATCTTCAAAGTATCTTTGATTCCAATAATCATCCTCATCATCAAAATTAAATTTATAATTCTTTGAGCTGAAATTTATTGTTGGCTCAACCTTGATCTCTTTACTCCTATCAAGTTTCTCAGTCCAATCTATTGCATCACCACTGGCATTATAAAATCCATTCAATGGCTCTATCTCTAAAATACTTGCATCATCAACAGATGGCTTGACATATAGATTGAATGCTGTGATGATCCCTTTAAAGAATTTATCACAAGTCATATCTGGAAGGAAGATGTCAAGATATACATTTCCTCCAGCTGTGATCTCTTGCTGTTGCTTTAAAAAATTAAGATTAGCTGTATTGGCTAAGATATTCACAGCAACATCTGCATAAGTTAAATCAGTCCTCTGGATGAATGCACTTGTCATTCTGAATCTAATATCAAAATGGACCTCATCATTGTAATCCACATTGATCATTCTGCTGTAATCAAATGAGAATGTGATAGATGTTGTTGCTGATGAAATATTCCCATAATACAACACATCATCACTGATCAAGATGTTGTTTCGATATATTAAAAATACAACCTCATAATCTCCATTGATAGTATATGCTCCAGTTCCAGATCCAGTGATAGTGATATCAACATCATGATCACCTTGATATCTGCATTTAAACAATCCTTCTGTTGCCAATACTACACTCAAAGGAGATGCCTCCTGTGCTTGACTTAAGTTATCCTGTGTAACAATGGCAGAGTAATGAGCAAGAATTTCATAGTCACTTACATTCACAACCTCTGGCTGATTGTAAGCTGGATAAAATGTTGCTCCACTTCCACCAAATCCATTGCTCAAGAAATAACCACTCATTGTTGTGCTATTGTCTTGAGTTGTCAACACTGACTCATTATCAGCTTGCTCTGGTGTTATGGTTGGCAAATCTCCTCCAGGATATGCAAGCAAAAGTTTTTTAAACAATTGACTCTCCAGAAAGTTACTGCTCCATGTGATTCCACAATATTCAAATGCTTTCAATAAAACATCATAGCAGAATACCTGTGGAGGAATATGCTCAACTCCAAAGGTGTCCGGTGTAGGACGCGTGAACCCGTAATCAATCAAGCCGTAGTAATAGCCCCTACCCGTCCACCCCTGAGAGTCTTGATTGCTGGAAGGTGATCCATTCAATTGGATGACACCATTCCATGTATCTTGTTGATTGTCATATGTCAAGACATGATCATATTCTGAGAAGCCAAGCTCATTAACCTTTATCTTTGCAAGCCTTGCAATATAGTCAATCGTATCACTGACAAGAGTAATATCAAATGACCAAACTCCATCCAACAACTTACAACTCATCAACTGAGCAACTCCATTGAACTCAAGCAATCCATTCTGATAGTATTGTGCCTCAGCTTTTATGGATGGATCAAAGTCAATGAAATCAGAATCAGTTCCTGTCACTGCCTGAGTTGCTGATAAAGTGAACACACTCAACATCAGAGATGTGTTGCTCCTGGTGCCTGGTAATGTAATGGTCTTGGATTTATTTCCTTTTCTTGCATTCAAATCCTTTATGTCATTGATGTTGAATGTCAATGGAAATGGAGCATCCTGGTCAATGTCAACCAGCCTCCCATTAATGAATAGTTCTCCAGCCATTAGTTAAGTTGTGATCTATATGTGAATGTTCTATCAATTGTCACTGTCTCTTGGATGAGTCCATCTCTCCTCCTATTTTTATTCTGATAAGTTGAATTAGTTACTTTCACTGGCTCAAATCCAG